ATTTGTTTTTCAAACCAAAATTGAATTTTTTGCTTGTTTGCGGAACTGATCCTTAGTATTAACTATATACTGTATTTTTGGTAATGTCAATAGAAATGTTTCATACAGCTTGATCTTCTATCAGTTTTTCACAGAAACCTTTAACTATCATATGTTCTGGATTACCAAGGTCAAGGAATACAGCTTCCTTGAGGATGCCTTCTGTGATTTCTTCGTGCATCTGTTTCGAGCGAATGACGCAATTCTCTTCCGTCTTGTACGGACCCCACTGGTCATTGTAGCGAAGACAAGAGTCCATATCAACTCCAAGGTTGATGCTTGCGGCACACGCGATTACAAAAGCACTAAACATGATGTTATTACCCTGTAATGCTTATTACGGTAATAACATACAAGATAGGAACAGCAACTAGTGCGAACCAACATAGTGCGATTATGAACTTATACATCAGTGATTCCTTTTGTACCTTCAGTAATATAATACCATTCTGTTTCGTGAATGTCAACTACTTTTTAGTAAATATGTATTCTTTACGATATGCCATTTATCCGAATACGAACAGTTTGAATATTTATCAAACCACGGCCCGCCTTCTGTAAAATGTAACAACTTTGGTTGGCCATCACCTGGTTCTTGATACCAATCTACAAGCCAATTCCATTCGTGTGATATCTCACCGATCTCATCATCCTTCAACCAAGAGAACCTATGTAGAAATTGCCCTGTTTCGCTGTTCACAACGTCTTTGGTTAGCACTTTATTCGAAGGGTGCGAACAGTTAAAGAGAACAACACTACTCCAGTTTTTACGTGGATATAAATGTTGAATCTTTCCATCCATCTTTGTCTTTTGAGTAGGTCTATAATCGTGTTTAGCAACCATCACTGCATAATTGTCATCAGCTAACGCAAACAGATCTCTTGGTGACTCAAGAAATAACACGTCACAGTCTACGAACAACGCCCACCCATCGTAATTCATCAGTGCTGGAACTAAGAAACGTGTGAATGAAAACTCAGTTGATGATAGAGGATCTATAGGTCTGGTGTAGATTCCATTTGCTCGAAGCTCGTCTTGTCTTAGCGGTAACACGTCTACTGGATCCCACTTCTCGGCGCTGATCTTAGCTACATCATATGCTATTGATTCGCGTGCATCAAACCCCATGAAGATCTTCATGATATCCATTTTTCTTTTACACTCTCATAAAGTTCAATGTCTTTAGCGAATGCTTTTATCGCTCTTGATTTTGAATCAGTATCATAAAATATATCAATGAGATCTTTTTTATTTCCAGGCGATGCATTCAGCTTCTGCATCGGGATTTTTTCAACTATACTATATTCGTTTAAGAATGTAGATAGATGGTTACCTATATTTTCGTATAACCACCATTCACCAATGACTTGCCCGTTATACTGTAAAAATGTGTGCTGATGCTGAGTCTGAAATGATACATCATCTTTTAATTCACCATCATTTAAAAGACTTCTAAAATGTTCAGGACTAGGTTTAACATTACCGTATACATTTTTCACGATTCTAAACAAATATAAGCTAAGTTGTTTTTCAAGTGGATTTCTAATCACACCAACAAATTTTGTATCTAATGGAACTTTCAGCCGATCTATTACAAATTGTGCGTCTACATGAGAGTGATCTAGTCGCGGACAATTTATAAATGATATGCGTGCTGGATATTCAGTGATCCCTTGTGTAATCATATCTTCTGCTGGATCACAAGCGTTCTGATACAAGTAGTGCATGATTGTAGAACTGGCATTCTTTGGGATTCTAATAAAACAAAAGTTTAATCGTTTAATATAAATCATCAGAATATTCTTTCAATATCATAATTGTTGTCTACGCAACTCTGTATTCTATTTACAATCTGATTATTTAAATCATACCTACTCACATCAATAATGAGTTTGTTATAATACCATGATAGAAACCTATCAGTATTTGGAGTTGCTGTTGCGTTTATAGCTTCACTCGGAGTTTGACAGATTGTGTACAAATCAGCATAATCTTGCTGGTCAGTAAACGCTGCAACCGGCTTACCTTGAAGGACAGCATTGAGACCTACACCACTAGAGTATGTCCATACAGCATCAGCGTTCTGTACTAGATTATTTGTATTAAATTTTGAGTCAACTAGAATAGCGTACTTACTTATTACACCAGCAGCTTCTAGCATCTTCCAATATAATAGAAGTTTACTATCACTATTTGTAAATGGATGAAGTTTGAATAATATATACTTTTTATTAGTTTCCGCCCAATATACTAATTCTATCAAAAGTTTTTTTGACATTGATCGTGATGTAAAATTTATAGACTGTAGTGCAAATAGAATATATGGTGCGCTGAATTGATATAATTCGCTCCGTAATGCATACTTATTAGCATTAGTAAACTTAGATTTTATAGTTGAATCTATATCGTGACGATGCCAGAGCTTAGGATTAAACCTATTTAAAAAATATCCACCAGGAGACAGTTTAAAAAGATATGTGATCGGAGTGTTTTCTTCATATTCAATAACAGATTGGTGTTCTGATCTTTTTACTGGATAATAGTTAACCACGGTATCAATATCTAAGGACTGTGACACCACTCTGAGCTCAGTTTCAAACTTTTTGATCCAGTCATATATGCTAAATTTTTCTTGTTGATTAGCATCAGCATGTATTGATTTCCAGTTTGCGCCCACAGGATTAACTTTTATCACTTAGTCATAACCCTAACAACTTGATAGCTTTAATATGAAGTAAAATCTTAAATATTGTTTTGCAAATCATTAAGTATAGTCTCAATTTCTTCAAAGGTCATATCAGGCTCAGCTGAAACTGGGTCATATCCATACGCGAATTGGTTTTGATCAACTACGATCTCATTCACATTTCCATACTTAATTTCAATATACCGTCGTGAGAATTCTTCATAGGAATAGTTGGCTGACATAACTGTTGACTTAGGCCAGTTGTTATCGTCTTGGATATCAACAACTTCCCCAGCAAGTACTTTGTTACTAAGAATAAGGGCTGCGACAGTATTTGCTACTATATGTTGGGCCATACCTTTTGCAAATTCTTTAAATGTTGCTACGTCCATATGGCGAATGTCGCCATTTTTATTTACCCAAAAGAATGGTATTTGTGGGCTTAACCAATTATCATCTAACCGATCACCTGCACAAGATAACAGTAGATTAATCGTTGCGACATCTCTAGGTGTGCACTTATACTTCTCGGTCCGAAAAACAAAAGTTTCCTGTATTTTCATATCCCGCATAGCGTCAATATCGCCAAGAGTCATATCAGTATTATAATCTTCAATTATAGATTGCTCATCTAGTTCATATACGCCGAGTCTTTCGCGATCATTCTTAGACATAAGAATGACTTCCTCATACGTATGGTTTTGACCATTCCTACATATGAAAAAATCGCCAGGATTTAAAATTCTAGTGTTTTGACCAACTTTTAGATAGTACTTCATATTTAATCTACTTTCTTATATAATTAAGACCAGGCTAGATACACGTATCCAACTCCCCCTGCGGTGCCGTTACCGCCGTTCGAACTGCCGGCCCCGCCTGCGCCAGCAGCACCTACCGTAACAGTATATCCTACATACGGAATTGGTGCTCCTACGGCACCACGGGTAAAGTTAATAGCAGCAACCCCACCAGCTCCACCATTACCGCCATTAACACCGCGGCTGAGCCGAGTACCGCCCACACCGCCGCCAGATCCACCGCCTGCAGCGTTATAGCTTCCACCTGATGCACCTCCAGCCCCGCCGGTGGTGGCGGATGACGA